TCTACCACAAGGACGCTATCTCGTTCGCTACGGCCGATCTTCTTCTGCCGCAGGGTGTCGATATGGCTTCCCGCCAGGTTCACAATGGCATCTCGATGCGAATTGTGCGCCAGTACGACATTAACAACGATAGACTACCCTGTCGCATCGATGTACTTTATGGTTATTCAGTGATCAGGCCTCAAATGGCTGCGCGTTTGTGGGGCTAAAATGGTTTCTTGCGTAGAGTAGGATGGACGTGCTACGCTACTCTGGCTTAACAACCGGAGTAGCGTAGTGACCGACATCTGCTGCATAAAGGAATGCAACTTGCCAGTCGTAGCTTTAGGTCTTTGCAACAAACATTGGCGGCGAAACAAGAAATTTGGCTCGCCTGCGGCGGTATCGTGCCACAGCGGATCTTTTCGTGGTCTTTCTGCCGAAGAACGGTTTGCAAAATCTGTTGTCAAAACTGACGGATGCTGGCTGTGGAAAGCCAGTAAGGATAAAAACGGATACGGGATTTTCAGAGGTGAACTAGCTGGTGTTATGTTTACCCGCGCACATCGCTTTTCGTATGCCTTGCATACAGGTGATTTGCTCGTAAACATGCACGCCCTGCATACCTGTGACAACCCAAGTTGCGTTAACCCAGACCATTTATTTTCTGGTACAAACGCCGACAATATGCGCGATAAAGTGCAAAAAGGTCGGTCGCGCGCGCCAGTAGGTGAACAGAACGGGCACGCTATCCTTACTGAGCGCCAAGTCCGCCGCATTCTTAAAGACCCTAGACCCTACGCAGAAATCGCTGCACAATACAATGTAGCTGCATCTACGATTGGTAGCATAAAACAACGCTACTCGTGGAAGCATATCTAACAAACGAAACATAGGAGAATATGACAATGGCTATCCCTAACGGTGCTGGTGGTTATCAGGTCGGCGACGGCAACCTGAATGATCCGCTTATCGACGCCCTTCCCGAACCCGTCTCGGTCACGACAGCGGCAACGCTGACCCCGGCGCAGGTTCTGAACGGCCTGATCATCGCGAACAGCGGCATTACCGCTGCTTCCGTGACCTACACGCTGCCGACCGTTACCGAACTGGAAGCGGTCCTCACCAACTCGGACAAGACGGGCACGTCGTTTACGTTCCGCGTGGTGAACATCGGCACGTCTTCTGCCACCGCTATCATCGCGGCTGGCACGGGCTGGACGATCACGGGCTCGCTGACGATGACGATCCCCGTGACGACCGGCGCTACGCTGATCGCCCGCAAGTCGTCTTCGCCGGGCGCCGCAAGCGCCTGGACGCTCTACCGCGTCAATTGACAAACAGGCGGGCGGTCTTCGGGCCGCCCGTCTCCCCTTTTGGAGGAACAATGGCGACCATTTACCTGTCCCACCCCAAGCATGGCGTCAAGATCGCCACGATGGAGATGGAGGCGCAGTACGACGAGATGAACGGCTGGAGCCGTTTTGACCCAGAAGACCAGTTGATCGACGCGCCGGAACCCGTTAACGTAATGCCGGAACCCCGGCGCCGTGGTCGGCCCCGGCTAGAGGTGAGCGAGTGACATGACAACGGCGGGCGACCTGATAAATGGCTCTCTGCGCCTTTTAGGCGTTCTGGCAGAGGGCGAAACGCCGTCGTCTGAGACAGCGCAAGACGCGCTTGTCGCCATGAACCAGATGATACAGTCGTGGGACGCGGAACGGCTTGCGGTGTTCTCGACACAGGAGCAGGTTCTTACGTGGCCCGCCAGCACGCGGTCGCGCACGCTGGGGCCTACTGGCGACCTTGTTGGTAACCGCCCCGTCCTGATTGACGACAGCACCTACTTCCGCGACCCGACCAACGGCATCTCGTTTGGTCTGAAACTCATCAACCAGCAGCAGTACAACGGCATCGCCGTCAAGACCGTGACCAGCACCTACCCGCAGGTGCTGGGGGTCAACATGACGTACCCCGACGTTGAGATGTATGTGTACCCGGTGCCTACCAAGGATCTGGAGTTCCATATCGTGTCGGTGGAGACGTTGAGCCAGCCGGCCAACCTGGCGACCGATCTGGCGTTCCCGCCGGGCTATCTGCGCTGTTTCCGTTACAATCTGGCCTGCGAAATTGCCCCGGAGTTTGGCGTGGAGCCGTCCCGGCAGGTGCAGCGCATCGCCATGACGTCCAAGCGCAACCTCAAGCGCATCAATAACCCCGACGACATCATGGCGCTTCCGTATAGCCTTATTGGAACTAGGCAGCGGTTTAATATCTACGCCGGAAATTTTTAGTGAAATCAAATGTTTACACAGTACAAGCAGCATGAAGTTTACGTTTAGCCATCAAATAGGCTTCGTGCGCTTCCTCGGGGGTGTCAAAATCCCCGAGCCAATGCGTCTTTCTTTTGTGCGTTATGTTTGCGCGCCATTTACGTTGGAAAAAAATAACGCCCATAAATCCGGATTTGTTGCGTTTATTTGGCTTTCTAATGTTTTGAGAATTTCCAGTTTCGTTCACTACACGAAGATTAACAAATCGGTTGTCGTGTTTGACGCCGTTGATGTGGTCAATCAAACCGTCAGGCCATTCGCCGGTCACGTAAAGCCAAGCCAATCTATGGGCCTTGTAAACCTTGCCTTTTATGCCTATCGTGCAGTAGCCAATGCGTTTCTCTACGCAACCCGCAACTGTGCCTGCTTTAACACTGCGCGCGGCGTCTATGCGCCACGTAAACACCCCTGTGTCCAGATTGTAATGGATTGCCTCGCGCAAACTATTAACCGATATGTTCAAGGTACGTCTCCAGTAAGTTTACTGAACATATACCCTAAAACTATTAAAGGTCAAGTCTGATGGCTGACACTAAAATCTCCCAACTTCCGTCTGCTACGACCCCCTTGTCAGGGGCCGAACTTGTGCCTTTGGTGCAAAGCGGCGCTACCGTTCAGACACCAACCAACGAGATCAGCAAACTCACTGCGGCGACGGCCAATACCTTCACCGCCAACCAGATCATCTCCGTCACCGACAACGTCAACGCAGCGCTGCGCGTCACGCAGTTGGGCACGGCTGACGCGCTCCGCATTGAGGATAGCACGAACCCGGACAACAGCCCGGTTGTCGTAAATTCCGCTGGCCTAGTTGGCATCGGCATTTCCGCACCGACTGCGCAACTTCACGTTTCCAGCTCTGGAAACACTTTACACAAAATTGCATGTGCCGCTTTGAATAGTTCTGGTATCGAACTCGCGAGCGACACTTATACATTCCTAAGCGCAACTGGCGGCGCACCTCTCGGTTTCGCGGTTGGGGGTACTGAAGTTGCCCGCCTTTCGACAAATGGCGCGTTCACTCTTTCAGGCTCCGGTGGCCTCGGCTACGGCACGGGCAGCGGCGGCACGGTTACGCAGCTTACCTCCAAGTCCACGAGCGTCACGCTCAACAAGACCAACGGCCAGATCACGATGAACAACGCAACCCTTGCGGCTGGTGCAAGTGTTGTCTTCACCCTCCTGAATAACACTCTTGCGGCAGCGGATGTTTTGATAGTTGTATTGAGCAGTGGCGTCAGTGCTGCACAAAATTATAGGACTGAGGTTGTCAACTCAACGGCGGGGGGCGCAAATATCAGGCTCACCAATCTTTCCGGTAGTTCTTTATCGGAAGCTGCCGTTCTGAACTTCGCAATCATCAAGGCAGTCACCTCGTAATGAACTGCCCGCTCCCGCGCTACTACCTCTGCCATGCGATAGTATCGCTGATTATCGCAGCAGTCCTGTGGTGGCCGCTCGGCCTCACCGCTGGCCTTGCAGCAGGCGTGGCCTTCTACGCGGGGCGTGAATACACACAATGGGAAAGCGGCTTGCCCTTCGATTGGAAAGGTATTGCCGCGCCCCTCGCAGCCTGTCTTGTGGTTTTTGGTATCTACCTCTATGCGCGGTGACAAGTAACATGCAGACGCCGATCCTGGGTTCTTCTTATGTGGCCCGCAGCGTCAACGCTGCGGACAGCCGCATGGTGAACCTGTTCCCAGAGGTCGTACCGGAGGGCGGCAAGCAGGCCGCGTTCCTGAGCCGGGCGCCGGGCTTGCGTTTCCTTGCGACCGTCGGCCCTGGGCCTATCCGTGGCCTGTGGTCGCCGCAGATCACCGGGTCGGACGCCTACGTCGTCTCTGGCCCCAACTTCTACCGCATCACGACCAGCTACACGGCCACACTGATCGGCACTGTGGGCGGCACCGGCCCCGTGTCCATCTCCGACAATGGCACGCAGATATTCATCGCCACCAACCCCGACGGCTACATCTACAACATGAGCACGTTGGCCTTCGCCCAGATCACCGACCCGGACTTCCCCGGCGCGGCTACCGTCGGCTATCTGGATGGATACTTCGTCTTCAACGAGCCTGACAGCCAGAAGGTCTGGGTGACGAGCCTCTTGGACGGCACCAGCATCGACCCGTTGGACTTTTCCAGCGCGGAAGGTGCCCCCGACCAACTGATCAGCGTCAACGTCGATCACCGCGAAGCCTGGCTGTTCGGCACGTCCTCGGTTGAGGTGTGGTATAACGCCGGCACGTCCGACTTCCCGCTACAGCGCATTCAAGGTGCGTTCAACGAGTTGGGCTGCGCGGCCGTCTATTCCGTCGTCAAGCTGGACAACACGCTGTTCTGGCTGGGCGCCGACGCACGCGGGCGCGGCGTCATCTACCGTGCCGAAGGCTATCGCGGCGTCCGCATCTCGACCCACGCCATCGAGCACGCCATCCAGAACTACTCCACCATCTCGGACGCCGTTGGTTACTCTTACCAGCAAGAAGGCCACAAATTCTACGTCCTTACGTTCCCGTCCGCTGACGCGACGTGGGTCTATGACGCGACCACGGGCGCGTGGCATGAGCGCGCTGGCTGGCGGAACGGCCAACTGACCCGGCACAGGTCCAACTGCCAGATGAACTTCAACAACGAGGTCATCGTCGGCGACTACGAGAACAACAACCTTTACGCCTTTGATCTTAACGTGTACCGCGACTACTCCTACGTGCAGAAGTGGATACGGTCGTGGCGCGCGTTGCCAACCGGCACCAACACGCTCCGGCGTACGGTGCAGCATTCGCTTCAGCTTGACTGCGAGAGCGGCGTCGGCCTTGACGGCAGCCCCGACATGCTGGACGCGCAGAACATCACGACGGAAACGGACGACTTGTTGATCACCGAGGCGGGCGTCTACATCGTCACCGACGCGGAGGGGCTGGTCAGCCAAGGTGTGGACCCGCAGGTCATGCTGCGCTGGTCGGACGACGGCGGCCACACTTGGTCGCGCGAACACTGGACCTCGATGGGGGCTATCGGCCGCTACGGTCAGCGCGTCTTCTGGCGCCGTCTGGGCATGTCGCTCAAGCTGCGCGACCGTGTGTACGAGATTTCCGGGACAGACCCGGTCAAGATAACAATCATGGGCGCGGAGCTTCTTCTCGATGGCACTGCTTCCTAGCGTTACCCAAATCCCGGCGCAGCGCGTGCCGCTCAACGAGCGCCCGCAGCCGCCCGAATACGTGTCACGCGAGTGGTATCGCTTTCTTGACAGCCTGCACACGTACATCCCGACGCCGGTCACGTTCGTGCCAACCTTGACGTCCGTCACAAACGTGACGTCGGTCACCGCTGGTACGTGTTTTTACAACCAGATGGGCACCACCATCACGGTAACCGGCAGCGTGACCCTTGACCCCGCCGCGACCGGAAACACGGTGTTCCAGATGGACCCTCCGGTTCTGGACGGGCTGTCGGTTTCCCAGGCTGCGGGCATGTTCATCACCACGACGGCGGGTGCATCCGACGTGGGGTCCGTCACCGTTGCGTCCAACAAACTCCAGTTTCGCCTTAACGCTGTCAGTGCAGCGTCCGCCGTTTACGTTTTCCATGTCAACTACCAGATTGTGTAACAGTCTGCTTTACGTTAGGTTTGCCACATGAGCGTGACCCTCTCCCCACTTGCTGGCGCTGCGGCCCAGTTCTTTGACGATAACGGCGACCCGCTTACGGGCGGCAAGCTGTATACTTACGCTGCGGGCACGACGACGCCTAAAGCGACGTATACCGATTACACCGGCTCGCAGGCGCACGCCAACCCGATCATCTTGGACGCCGCTGGCCGAACGCCGTCAGAGGTTTGGTTGACCTTTGGCGATGCCTACAAGTTCATCCTGAAGGACAGCAACGACACGCTGGTCGGCACGTTCGACAACATCGAGGGCATCCCGCCCTTCTACACGGCCCGCGCCTGGGTGGTGTTCAACGGCACGTCGGGGGCCATAACCTCCAACCTGAACGTGAACAGCGTCGTCAGGAACGCGACGGGCAACTACACGATTACCTTTACCTCTGGCATCCTCGCCAACGCCAACTACGCCGTAAGCGGCTCGGCGCTAGGCACGACCAGCGTCGCCCCGTTCGTCTTTGCCGACAACACGACGGCCCCCACCGCCGTGACGCTGCGCGTGCAGGTGCTGTCGCTCACTTGGCCGTCTGCATCGCCGGCCACGGCGGCCTACGACAGCACCCGCGTCAGCATCGCGGTGTTCGGGTGACGTAATGGATGAGGCAGCGCAATCCCTGATTGTCCACTTTGAGAACTTAGACCTGCCGCCCGAAGCGGCGGGTTGGCTCATGGACATCTGGCGCATGATCCAGATGCTGGACGACGTGGCGGACGGCGACCCGGTGACCCGGCCGGACCTTGACGCGGTCATCTGGTCCTCGCTGATCAGCATGCCGGCCAATCCGTTCTACCTCGCCAATTTTCAGGCTTTGCAGACCGGGCTGGCGCTGCTGGTGATGAAGTGGAAGGCGTCGGACGACGCCGAACGCGCTGGTCAGGCGGACGCCCGGTCCTTCATCTGGCGCGCTGGGTATTATGACTTGGTGTTGTTGGTTGTCCTTTTGACGAAGGGGCACGCAACTGCTATGAAAGACGCCGTGAAGGTCATGCACTTGTACGGCGAAACGCTGCACGAATACCTGAAGGAGTTTATGCCATGCCGGGACCAGTAGCTGCAATTGCCGGCTCTGCGATTGTGGGCGCGGGAGCCAGCCTTTTTGGTTCGAGCCAAGCCTCCAAGTCTGCGGACAAGGCCGCCAAACAGCAAAAAAAGGCGGCTAAAATTGCAGCAGCGCAGCAAAAAGCCGCGTTGGAGCGTCAGATTGGTCTTCAGGAACCCTTCCGGCAGGTCGGCGTCAATGCGTTGGCGCAGTACCCCAAGGCGGCTGAGTATACGCCGTTTGGTATGCCGCAGTTCCAGGCTGATCCGGGGTACAACTTCCGTATGGCCGAGGGCATGAAGGCGCTGGAACGGTCGGCCGCTGCTCGCGGTCTGCTTCAGTCCGGCGGCACGCTCAAGGGCATCCAGCAGTACGGCCAGAACCTCGCCAGCGAAGAATATCAGAACGCTTTTAATCGCTATCAACTAGAGCGCCAATCTCGTCTTAGCCCATTGCAATCGTTGGCCGGAGTAGGACAAACATCGGTCCAGCAACTCGGCGGGCAAGCAGGGCAGCTTGGGCAAAACCTTGGCAATCTCGCCATGACAGGCGCGGCGACTCAAGGCCAAGCAGGGCTTGCAGCGGCCAACGTGCGGGCAAGTCAATATGGCGGCATGGGGTCTGCTCTTGGGACGGCGCTTAACGCACCACAAACACAGAATTATCTTGCAAGCCTTTTTGGTGGCCCGGGCATGGGGCAGTCTTCTTTCGCACAAGGCTACACTCCGGCAAATTACGGCTGAGGCATAAATGGCAAACTCACTTATTGATTTCAGCGTTGTACGACCCGAAGCTGCCGGTTCGTTTCTCAGCGGTTTCCAAGGCGCTCAGGAGCGCCAACAAGCATTAGCTCAACAGCAACGCCAAAACGCGCTTATTGATCTTCAAATGCGCGCTGCTCAGCGTGGCGAAGAAGAAGCATTGGCTGAGCGTGAGGCGTACCGTAAAGCGGGCTCTATGGCGCAAGTGCCTCAAGAGTTGATGGCTGCTGGACTTAGTAAACAGTCAATAGCCGCTCAGGAATCTTTAAGTAAGCGGCGAGCTGAAGCGTTAAAAATAGCGACAGATACTAACAAGTTTGTTCAAGATCAATTGCGAGGCGTAATTGCTTTAGGCACTAGAGAAAGCGCTAATCAAGCTCTTGCTAAAGCTGAAGCAATGGGTCTTGATGTGTCTCTTGAACGTTCTCAACTTGATCAAATTCCTGATTCTGAAATTAAGCGTTGGGCGTTTACGCAATCCGAAGGCGCAGCTAAAGCACTTGAGCAGGCAATTATTCAATTGCCAGGCGGGGGCACTGCAATTGAACCTAAATAC